TTAACTCATCATGAGTCTCTAAGAATAAAGCGAAGTGAGGTTCTGCTCTATTATATCCTGGTCCTAGTAATGCTATACCCTCCTCAAAGTATGACCAATCAGGACTTTCCCACTCAAGAGTTAATCCTAAGTCTAAGTAATAATCAATCGCACGATCCATATCCTTAACACGAATCGCAACGTGATCTAATTTAGTATGCATTGTTCTCTTTAAACCTTACCAAATCCTTTACCCATTCTTTCTGTCCACAAAACCCATGAGCATCTTGCTCTGCATCAACATGATACTTAGTATGTAAGAGTTCAATAAAGAAAAACATTCCTATCATCATCATTGGTATCATCCATAGTGGATGACCAAACACTTCACAAAACTCTTCGTAATACTTACGAAACGGTGTCTTCTCTGCCACTATAGATTTGCAGTTGTAATATCTATTCTACCACAGTCCTCTGTGTAAAATCAATTCCTTCCATATGATCATATTCATGTTGGAATATCCTAGCAATATATTCGTCAAATCTTCTTTTAAAAATATTTTTCCCTTCATCCTCATACTTAACTATGATACTACTAGGTCTTGATATTTTTATAAACAAGTCAGGATAAGATAAACATCCTTCCTCAAAAACAACTTCATTTTTAGAGTACTTTATAATCTTTGGATTGAAACAAGTAATAGTGTCTA